AGCAAATAACGTCTTCCGTTAATGATTGATTGTAACCGCCTTGATAATTGTTATATCCATTTACTGCGACAAATCCTTGCTCTTCTAATGAAGTCCATTCATCTGTTAAATTTACTTTCCAATAGGTATTAACTGTAACTAATCGCCACATATTAGCATCTTCATCCGTTGGAGTGATTGCGCTCGGTGCGATGTTCTCAATATCATCTTTTATGTAAGGGGAAATATTAAACCAACAATCCCGATTAACTGTGTCAGGTATTTGCTTTTCTAGTGTTACTGTTTTGGTTGGTAACACTCCAGCAGGGTCAGCTATATCAACAACGCATTTAGTATAAACCTGCGTAGCTTCATCAACTAAAATTTTATAAGGACTTCGTACAAATATTACTTTCATTTTGTTGTAAATTTTAACAAATTATCTAAATCTAAATCAAACGCTTCTACTAATTCATCAGGCAAATTTTTAAAAGCACTTTCAAATGGTTTGGTAAAAAATAAACTCGGCTTTATACCTTGTGCAAATATTCGATTAGCTAGTATAATTCCTATCGTTTCGTAATTGCCTTTTTTATACCTACCCTTTTCATCTCTTAATCTTATATTTTTAGCTTTTGCCCACTCTGAAATAAATTTACTCGGTGGTCTTTTGTTCTTAAAACTAAAGGGAGCGTTAGGTGCTTTTTGTTTGCCTCCTTTCACTAAATTAGGGTTCGCACCTTTCACTCCCTGATCTTGAAACGCTCCGTAATTTTCCATCTCAAACGATAACGAAAAACTATTTTTACTAGCGTTTAAATCTGCTTTTATGCTATCATATAACTTACTAGATACTTTCTTGCCACCTTTTGTTAAATTGGCTTTAGATTGCGTTACTACGTGTTTTGCAAATCTATTAAGTACCTTATCTAAGTTTAACATATTGTCATCGTGTTTGGAACTACGACCGTAAACGATTGCTCAACTCCTGCTAAATTATTCTCAAATCTTTCTGTAAATAAAGTAGATGCACTTGCATCTTGTAACTCCCAGTTATTATCGCTTAAACTGCCTCGTCTTATGCTGCCCAATATTCGAAGTATTAATTCGCTTTGAGTATTCCAAATATTATTTTTATTTGTGATAGGTGTTTTTGTTTCATCGATTATATCCATACATAGCACACTAAAAGATATTGCAACGGTGCTGCCTAAATCTTGAAATCCAGTACACATAACGTGAGTTAAAGGGAATATAGTAACCTTGTTTAAATCCACATCAAATATATCTCCATCGGTTGCCGTATTGCAGAATGGCTCATTTAAAAATGATTGTTTAAGTGTGTTAATTGTTTCCGCTACCATTGCTTTTTATTTTTGCTATTTCTATTTGATTCTTTTCGCTTTCGTATGATAACCACGTTAAAGCCTTATGTATATTTAATTCAGTTGCGTCATCAATTTTGAAAGCGTCTCCTTTGGCGATTGCATAAAAGCTATTATACCATCCCCATTTTCTAAAGAACTGGCTTTCTCGACTATAATCGCCTTGTCCGACTGTGGTAGTTGCTCCAAATAATCCATCGTAACGATCAACAATTCTTTGCTTAAATTGTAAAAAAAAACCTGCACCGCTAGAACTATTGCAACTGGCGTGTCTTTCATCATTTCAGCATATTGTTCCGTGCCTTTGTATGGTTCAATGTTATAAAACTTTGTTAACTTATTTGTAACTGGTCGATATAAAACCGCCATACATTTATGCCATTGCTCAACATCTGAATTATAATCGTCTAAATCCGCAAACTCTCCAGCACTCATATCGTCAAAGTTAGGTATTAAACCAAACTCAATGTTATTAATTGTAAACCTAGAAATCAATTCAGGATTTCCGTTAAACAATTCAATCAGTCCGTTGTAAACTTCATCGATTGAACTAAGTAACATTTGTCTTACATCTTTCATTTCTACATTGCAGAATATTGAAACGGTTTTCTGTCTTACAAACTCACTATCGGGATTGTTATTTATTAGCTTATAAAACTTTTGATACTGCCCTAACGTAATCTCATTTAATGATTCAGGAACTATTAAATTTGCTTTCATAATCTATTATCGTTTTTATTGTTGTTTTGTTGTACGTTAATATACGTGATATATTCCTTGATTTGGTTTACCGATTAAATCCCATACAGCATAACCTATTGCATCGAGTGCGTGATTGTAGTCATCTATTGGCGTTTGCGACTTCTTATCGTGCCAAACGTAGTTATTAATTTCTTTTATAATATTGATGCTGTCAGGACTTATAATCAATTCATAATCTTGCATAAGTGCAACCCTATCAACTATTTTAGGCTTGTCAATTCCACGAATGTTTAACCCTCGACTTCTTAACTCCTCAATCAATCTCGGCTCTGCACTATCAGCAATTATCAAATCTCTATGTCCGCAGTATCGATTGTTTTCAATGTAGATTTCGCTTGTGGTTAACTTTGGTTTGTAAAGTAATTCTTTGCAGAAAATCCTTTTATTTGCTTTATCGATTGATATTTTAACGAGCGTTGTAGGATCAACACTAAATCCAAAATCTTGACCGTATGCCGTGAGGTTTTGTTCTGCGAAGTTATCAATACGCCAATTACTAAACACAACACCCTCTGCTTTATCCAACCAACCGCCTAATATTTGATGTTTGTATTTTTTAGGGTTGTTCTTTTCAATGCTTAACACTTCATCGATAAACGACTGGTCCAAGTGTTTAATGTTATCTCGGTAATCAGTATGAATATAAGTTACATCGTCTTTGATTCCGTTAAACCTTTCATGGATTCCTTTTGATTCAAAAAACCTTTGGTAAATCCAATGCTCTTTGGTAGATGGATTCAGTATTAATATTATCCTGTTCTGTTTTCCCTTTTGCCGTATGGATAGGTTTATTTTATCGAACGTTGCTTCGTCGGTAAGTTCTTCCGCTTCATCTAATATCCACGTTGTAACGCCTTGTAATGATTTGAGGTTAGCTGTTTGGTCGCCTGATGAAGTCTTTAAACCTCTAAATATAATTTCGCTCTTTGACTTCTTATTTATAATCTCGGACTTTGTTACATCAAAAATCTCATTCGCTTGCATTAAATCTATCTTTTCCTGAAACTCAGGTATAATTGAAAGGTGCGCAGATGTCATTGTTTGGCGTGTAAATAATATTTTGTGATTTGCTTCAAACGACAAAAGGCTGGCAAAAGTGCCAACCCCGAAAGACTTTGCAGAACCACGCCCGCCAGTTATAATATAATACCTCGTTTCATTTTCAAATAACGGTTGGTATTTATGGTTTAAGATTATCAAATTGAATAACGTCTTTTATATTAAAATCGTTTAGGGTAACGTTTGTATTATTGTCGATGGTTTGTTTTGGCAAACTAAAGAAATATTTAAACCATAATTCAATAGCCCATTTTTCACCTGCTTTTATTGCTGTTTCCAAACACTTTAACGCATCAGGTAAGAATGGTTTTAAATTCTCATAAGCGTCTTGTAATTCTGTTTTAGTCAACAATCGTTTGTCATCAGGTCTTTGCGGTGCTGTACTATGCCCTCCGTTGGTTGCTCTCTTATCCATAATTAATATAAATTAACCAATTAATTATTCTGCCATCGAATTTTTTAAATCTTTCAACACATCACGCCAACAACTTGAACACGTTGTATCAACTGTAAATCCGTAAACATCTTTATAAATGTTACTTAATTCTCTTTGTTGAATAGGGTAAATTTGTGTCGGTTGTGTTTCAAAGAATGTAGTTAAATATTGACGTTGTTCATCTGTTAAACATTGTCTTACTCTTTTCCCAAAAGGGAATAATTGATTTAACTTTTCTTTGCGTTCTTCGCACCCGCAATCATCGCCTAGTATTGCTTTTGCTACTTTATCGATTCCGGTCGCTTGTGTGATGCTTTCAACTACATCACCAAGTCCTTTTGGTTTTCTTCCTCTTTTCATAATTCAATTTCGTGATTTTCGTTTATAAAAATAAGTATTTTTTTATTGCAATTTTTAATAGTATTGTAAATACTTGTTAAACTAATATTTACTTCTTTTGCTATATCTCGCATTGACATTCCGTTGTTTATGTAAAGCAGATATAGCTTTCTGTCGTATGGATGCCACGTGTCAATATGTTGGTAAATTTCTTCTGTTATAAACTGTGTAGGCTCAATGTAATAACATTCTCTTTTTTCTTTTCTGAAATGATCCGCTATTGTATTACGCAGCACAAAGTAAAATAGGGATTCGTTTACCTTTTCTTTATCTAGTATTTTTATGTATGAATCTTGCACAAAGTCCTCAGCTAAATCGTCTGCGCCAAATGTTTTAGCGATGTTAATCCATTTAGTATGCTGACTGAATATATGATTCATTTAAACAAAGGTAACGTTTTTATTTTAATTACATATTTTATCTCCCGCTCTAAAAATCCCTTGTTTGGTGAAATTCTTTTGAACTCCTGTACAATCGTTTTCCATAACCCCAGCGGTAAATTGGTTGCCAGTAACTATTGTAAATACATTTGCTTCTAAAATAGTATAGCATCTGCAATCTGCTTGATCTTGTGCGCTTGTTCCTGCCTCATCTGTTGAGCAGCTAGATAACGCTATTGCTAGTAATAAAATTATTCGTTTCATAATTCAAATGTATTAATTATTTTCTAATGTTTTACTTTTTATTCTTACTCGCACCCAGTCGGTAACATTTGACTTTGGATCGAGGTCAATTATATCATCGTAAACGGTGTTATCTAAATCGTCTTTTCTGCAAATTTGTCTAGCTTCTTTAAAAGTTAGGTTTTCTTGAAGTAGGTAAAGTTGGAAGATTTTTTTGTCTGTTGTTAGTACTGCTATTTTCATAATTTAGTTTTTAAAATTATATTTTCTATTCTATTGGTTAAATTTAAAATATCTTGGGAGCTTTCAATACTCCATTTTCTAGTTCTTAATTCAAAAAAACATTCGTTATCTCGGTCAATTCCTAAACTACTAACTGCTTTAATTTCTAAAAATTCGCAATCATCTATACCATTTACGCAATTCCCATCTTGGGAAAATTTAAAAATTGCTTCCTCTAAAATTAAATTATTTTCGTTCATTTTCTAAATTTTGTTGTTTTCTAATATTTTTAATTTCTCGCTGGAGGTAATCAACTGCTTTTTCTAAATCGTGTAACTCGTTTTGTTTTTTCCCTGCTCTGCAAATGTATTTTAGTACATTAAAGCGAAAAAAATTAAGGTTGTAATGTGTTCCGACATCGATAAGGTCGTAATCTTGTCCAGAGGTGTAGTGTAATGGTGTCATTTTATTTCTTTTTAAATTGTTCAAACCATTCGTTAACAATTCCACCAATCACATTAGTACTAAATCCTTGTTTATAGAGTAAATCATTTAGTAATTTATTAGTTTGGAATTTAACTTCTTCCTCACTATAACTTCTTTCTTGTTGCCATTTAGAACATTTGTCAATTATAGTATTATACATTTCAAAATCAGAAACTTTTTCTAATTCACTTTTTGCATATCTATTATTTATAACCCATTGTGCAACTTCTTCAAGTGTTTCTTTTTTCATAAGTTTATTTGTTGTTTATGTGTTTCACAACTCATTTTATGAACTCCCTCTTTTTGTCCGCAGTATTTACAAGTGCCATTGTGCCAAAATAAATCGCAGTTGTAAGCATCCGCTTCTCGATTGGTGTTTATCCAACTTTGCCGAAATTCACTAATTGGAGAAGTAAAGCGGTAACAAATGTCTTTTGAGGGGCAAAGGTGGTCGGAGCATTTTGATATATCAGCCATTTTTTAAGGTTATAAGTTTAAAATTTATTTTTATTTTAAGGTTATAATTTTAAAATTTCTTGTTTAACTTCTTCCCAATATTCTT